CAGCTAAAGGGAAAAAGCATTTAACTAAGGCTGAAATTGAGGAAAGAAAAAATACAGAAGTAAAAGCACCAAATGATAATATAAGAGCACCGTCTTATTTAGATGATGATTTAAAAGAAGAATTCAATAAAATAGCCAAGGAACTCATTAGGATTAAGATAATGAGTAATCTTGATGAAGATGCATTGGCTAGATTTATTATTGCAAAAAAGATGTATATAAATATTACACGGAAAATGCTTGAAGACGCAAATTACTTGCTTGATAAAGATATTGTAAGTATACAAGACAAATATTTTAAGCAGTGCAGATCTGCGGCGTCTGATTTGGGATTGACTATATCTAGTAGATGTAAACTTGTGATACCTAAAAATGAGGATGAAGACAAACCTAAGAGTAAATGGGATAGATATAAGCGAAGTGGTAATAATGGATAGAGCTACTCAATTTGCTGCTGATGTTTGCGACGGCAAATACAATAAAGGCGAGCTAGAAATATTATCTTGCAAAAGACACCTTAACGATTTAGAAAGACAAGGGACTGATGATTTCCCTTATGTATGGGATGAAGACAAGGCAAATGATATTATAGATTTTGCTGAAAATTTAATACTCGCCGAAGGTGAAGAACCTGCACCTATGAAATTATATCCGTTTCAATGTTTTATGTTTGGCTCATGGAATGGATGGGTGCATAAGGACACCGGATATAGAAGATTTAGAACTTCGTATATACAAGTTGCCAGGCAAAATGGTAAGAGTGTCGGGAATGCAGTACCGGCTTTATATTATTCCAATTTTTCAGGGTATAACTATCCGCAATGTTATACAGTCGCAACTAAAGAGGACCAGGCAAAAATAGTATTAAAAGAATGCTATAAATTTATAAATGCAGATGAAGGACTATCTGGTACAAAAACAAAGCAAGGCTTATTTACAATAAAGGATTATAAAAGCACAATAGAGTGTAATCTTACAGGCGGTACCATTAGGGCTTTAGGTAGAGACTCTAAAAGCATAGATGGCTTCAGAAGTTATTTTGCCAGTATTGATGAGTTATTCGTCACCTAATAAAGAGATTTATTAGTGAAAACCGGGTAAATTCGGTGGAGGATAAAAGCTGTATTTTACATCCGTAGATTTTTATGGTATAATATTAATGAGGTGTTATACTGTGAAAAGTGGGATTTATTATATTAAAAATTTAGTAAATAGTAAAATTTATATAGGACAAACCTATAATCTTACAGAACGCTTAAGCATTCACAAATGCAAACTTAAAGAAGGAAAACATGAGAACTCATATCTACAAAGATCAGTTAAAAAATATGGGATTACCAATTTTGAATTTAAAATACTTGAATATGTGGAAATAAATAAACTAGATGAAAGAGAAATATATTGGATTAATTATTATGAGTCTACCTCAAGAAGCAAAGGCTACAACATAGAGGGAGGGGGAAGAAAGAATAAGGAAATTTCAGACGAGATGAGGTTAATGAAACTTGGAGATAAAAATCCAATGTATGGTAAACATCATAGTAAAAAAGTTATAAATAAAATGATTAATTCAAGCAGAGGCAAAAATAATAAATTAAATGCGCAGGAAGTTGAAGAAATTAAAATTGCTCTTTATCATGGGAAAAGCCAACAATATTTAGCTAACAAATATAACGTGGACCATACCACTATAAATAAGATTCAAACCGGTGCAAACTGGGGGTATATAAGAGAAGATTTGAATGACTATTTAAAGCAACAAAATAAAATCGGAATAAGACAAATGTATGAACAAATAAAAAATTTATTTAACAGAGGCATTTCTATTCATGATATAGTGAATGAGTATGGATATGATTATAGAGCGGTAAAGAAAGCAACGGGCAAAACAATAAATCAATTGGTATCCGAAAGAAACGAAAAAGTAAAAGAAGATTTTCTAAATGGTATGAGTAAAAAAGATTTAATCAAAAAATATAATTTAAGTGAATATATGTATAAAGATGCTACTAAAGAGGCAAGGGAAGAAAAAAATAAATTAATGAAGGCTAAAGCGTTAGAATTAAGAAAGAAAGGCACGACTGTTAAAGACATTGCTAATTTATTAAATAAGCATAGAACCACTATTACGGAATGGACAAAAGGCTCATGCTAATACCGAGGTAATTCTATGGATTACGAAAGGCTATAGAACACCGTAACGCGTAGGAAGTGAATAAATATAATCTTCCCAAGAGTATCCGGCAACCAATAAAAAGGTTGTCTTTTTTATTGGTTGAAAATGTACGCTGAACTTATAGGAAACTGTAAGAACTGTAGGATAAAAAGCCTACAGGATAACAATATTGGAATATCATGCGCATAGAGATAACCAGATGTATAAGTTACTATCTGATGGTACTAAAAAATTAAAGCAATGTTTGATAAGCGTTATAACTACAGCAGGATTTAATCTTAATGGGCCATGTTATGATCTTTATGAATATTGTTGTAAAGTTCTAAAAGGTGTTGTACCTGATGAAACTCAATTCATTTATATATGCCAATTAGATAAAAATGATGATATTTGGGACGAAAAGAATTGGCAGAAAGCTAATCCACTGTGGACACCTGAAACCCTTACTGCATTAAAAGCAGACGCAATAAAAGCGAAAGAGATGCAGGGTGAAGAATTAAGAAACTTTATGACTAAAGACCTTAATATGTGGGTTCAGATGGCTGATGATGATTATATAAATATCGTGAATTGGAAAAGCTGTGGAACTGGTTACACTCTTGAAGATATGTCTGGTAGAGAATGTGGCGTAGGATTAGATTTAAGCTCCGGTGGAGATTTAACTTCTCTAGCTTTAGAATTTCAACTCCCTAAAGATAAATATTTTATACATTCTCATAGTTTCATGCCTAAAAAAAAGTTGCAGGAGCATATACAGACAGATAAGGCTCCATATGATATATGGGTAAGGCAAAATCTTATAACCCTTACTGAAACCCTTGGCGGGGTTAAAACAGATTACCAGTATATAATACAGTACTTGAGAGATTTGCAGGAGAAATACAGACTGAAATATAAATTTATTGCTTATGACCCCCATAATGCAGACGCGTTTTTAAGAGATTTAGATACCTTTGGATGTGATTGTATTGAAATTACACAGTCTGCAAGGAATTTAAACAGTGCTACAGAAGATTTTAAGCTATCTGTAGACGGTGGGAATATTCAATATGATAAGAACAATGGTCTTTTAACCTGGTCAGTATGCAATGCGAAACTTACTTATAATAGTTTTGGAGAATGTAAGATAGACAAGAATTATAGAATTAAAAGAATAGACCCTGTAGATGCCATTATAGATGTACACAAGGTTATGATAGAAAATAAGGAATATGATATTGACGTTAACCAATACGCAACGAATGAATTCCTTGATAAATTATGGAGGTGATGCCATGATAAAAACAATATCAAAGATTTTAAAAAAGTATATAGATGATATTTTAGCAACCATGGGACTAATTTGTTTTGCTGTGGCTGCTTTTTCTTTTATGTGGCAGGCTGGTATATGCGTAGTAGGTATTATATTATTAATACTTGCCTATACAATTAGCAAAGCCACGGATAGCAGGTGATGTGAATGTTATTTAAAAACGCAATAAACAGGATAAGGAACCAGACTATATTAAACGGTGATGGGACACAAATTCCCGTTAACATGAGCCAGTTAGTACAATATCTGGGCATAGCACCGGGAGAATTAAATTTAGGCGGTAAAAATGCCTTAAATGAGGTAGTGACCTACACGTGTATTAAGATACTATCTGAAACAATGGGGAAACTTCCATGCAAGATATACCAGGACAGCGGGGGAATTAAAAAGGCTACAGAACACTATTTATATCCATTACTTAAATTAAGACCTAACCCTTTTATGTCAGCAAGTGATTTCTGGAAATGCGTTGAAACACTTAGGAATATATATGGTAATTCGTATGTATGGATTGATTTTATCCAGAGCGGGCAATATGCAGGGCTTATACAAGGGCTGTATCCATTAGATCCAACCAAGATGGAAATATGGATTGATGATGAAGGGCTTATAAGTTCTAAAGATACTATCTGGTATATTTACACGGACAATGCGGGGGTAAGGCATAAGCTACAAAGCTATGATTTACTTCACTTTAAAAGCCTTACAACAGATGGAATAGTAGGAATAAGCCCCATACAGGTACTTCAAGGTGCTATAAATACAAGTGGCTCTGCTGTAGAATTTCTTAAAAACAGCATACAGAACGGTATGCAGACAGCAGGCATTATAAATTACACCGGAGATTTAAGCCCAGAAGCAGAAGGAGTATTCCGAAATAAATTTGAGCAGATGGCAAATGGCCTTAAAAATGCCAACAGGGTAAGCTTATTGCCTTATGGATATACATTTCAGCCACTAGCTTTAAAACTTACGGATGCACAATTCCTTGAGAATACAAAGTATAGTGCACAACAAATATCGGCGGCATTTGGAATAAAGCTGCATCAATTAAACGAACTTGTGAAGAGTTCCTATTCCAGTACAAGTGAAGCAAATAGAGAATTCTATAGTGACACTATGATGGCTATTTTAACTATGTATGAACAAGAATCGACATATAAGCTTTTTACAACAGCAGAGATAAAACAGGGATATTATATGAAATTCAATGCTGATGTAATGCTTAGGGGTGATGCAAAGAGCAGGATTGACGCATATACAGCAGCAGTTCAGAACGGTATTAAGACTCCTAATGAATGCAGGGCGCTTGAAGAAGACCCTCCATTAGATGGGGGGGACCAGCTAATAGTGAATGGAAATTACATTCCTCTTACTATGGTAGGCAAACAATATGACAAAGGTGGTGAAAGCAATGAGTAAATTCTGGAAGTTCATAACCAATAAATCCGAAGACGGGCAAGAGGAAAATGTCGAGCTTAGGATACAGGGAGATATAGTGAGCGATGATGATGTATGGATATATGAATGGCTTGAAATGGATCATGCAAGCCCTAACGCTTTCAGAGATGAATTGAATGAATATGACGGCAAGGATATAACTGTATGGATTGATAGCTATGGTGGAGATGTATTTGCAGCAGCAGGGATTTATAATGCTTTGAAAAATCATAACGGTAAAATAACTACTAAAATTGATGGAAAAGCAATGTCGGCAGCTAGTGTTATAGCAATGGCAGGAGATAAGGTAATGATGTCACCTGTAGCAATAATGATGATACACAACCCGTTGAGTTCAGTGCAGGGATATGCAAGTGACATGAGAAAACAGGCTGATGTTTTGGATTCAGTAAAAGAATCTATCGTGAACGCATACCAATTAAAGTCCGGTAGATCCAGAAACAAGATAAGCCAAATGATGGATGATGAAACCTGGATGGATGCCAATACAGCTATGAAGAATGGTTTTGCAGATGAAATGTTATATACAGACAAAGAGGAAGATGAACCTAAAAATAAGGCTATAAATTTTTGCTTTAATAGGCTTGCAATTCAAAACTGTGCTAAAAATTCTATGCAAAACCTTATTAAAATTGAAGAAAGTAGAAATATCCAGGAGCCTAAAGACGATGATATTAAGGTAGTACTAGAGAAAATCAATGATAAATTTGACAAAATTAATGATAGGCTTGACAAATTGGAGGATAAGCCTCCTATGGAGCCAGGACCGAAAGATGAAGAAAAAATTAAACAGTTAAAAGCTAAATTGGCTTTAAAGTGCAGATTACTTTAGGGCTTTTTATTTTGCAAAAAATTAGAAAGGAATGATAATAAATGAGCAAAGAACTTAGAGCGTTATATGATAAATTAAGGACAGCACAGGACAAGGCACAAGCTTTAATGAATAAGGATGATGTAACAGCAGAAGAACTTAATAAATCTACTCAAGAAATTGACAATATAAAGGCTAAAATTGAGACACAGAAAGCCTTAGATGCAGGGAAAACTTTGATGATGAAGGAAACCAGGTAACCGAACCTTTGAATAAACCAAAGAAAAAGGCAGGATTTGAAGATACTCTGTCAAGCCTGGAGTACAGAGAAGCGTTTAAAAATTTCTGCGTAAATGGAGAAGTATCACCTGTACTGCAGAACGAATTTACAAGACCTATTATAAAAAATGCTGATACAGTAACTACTACTGGAGATGCATCTGCAGTAATACCAACAACAATACTAGAAGAAGTAATAAAGAAAGTTGAAAGTTATGGGCAAATATATGCCGCAGTAAGAAAACTTGCAATAAAGGGTGGAGTACAAGTTCCTATACTTACTCTTAAACCGACAGCTAGTTGGATTGGAGAAACTACCCCTTCTGATAGGCAGAAAATTCAGATTAACCAGAATATATCATTTAGCTACTATGGATTGGAATGTAAAATATCAACGTCATTACTTGCTGATACCGTAACTTTACAGATATTTGAGACTACCTTAGTTTCTCTACTGGCAGAGGCTTTTGTTAAAGCACTTGATACAGCAATTGTAAAAGGAACAGGTACTGGACAGCCTTTAGGTATTGTAAATGATACAAGAATACCTGCAGGGCAAATTGTAACTTTGAATCCAACTGAATTCACCGAATGGACATCATGGAAGAAGAAAGTATTCGCTAATATGCCTCTTGCCTATACTGGTGGAGCGTCTTTCTATATGGCACATGGAACTTTTGAAGGTTACATTGACGGTATGGTAGATACCAATGGACAGCCTGTAGGCAGGGTGAACTACGGAATAACAAACGGCCCTCAAGAAAGCTTTGGAGGTAAAACTGTTGTGCAAGTGGAAGATGATATAATTGCAAACTATGATAATGCAGCTGACGGTGACGTCGTGGGTATATTTGCCAACTTAAATAACTACGCTATAAACTCAAATATGCAACTTACAATGGTTAGATATACAGACCACGATAAAAATGAAATAGTAGACAAAGGTATTCTTATAGCAGATGGTAAGATACTTGATCCTAACGGCTTTGTAATAATAAAGAAGGGCGTAACAGTTTAATGGAGAGCTTAAAACCTCTCTCCTACTATGGGAGTTGATTTAATTGAGTAATATATTAAGCTTAGAAGAAGCCAAGGAATATTTACATTGTGATGATACTACTGACGGTGATAGCGATATACAAGAATTAATAGATACAGCAGAAAAATATTTGTTAAATGCCGGGTGCACTTTAAATCCAGATGACCCTGTTGCAAAATTGGCTGAAAAAATGCTTGTAAATCATTGGTATGATAACAGAGAACCCACAGGAAGTGCAAACAAACTTGCTTATGGTTTGCAATATCTTATCATACAGCTTCAAAACTGCTATTCTACTGATACATCTATAGGAACAGGTGAAACGCCTTAAATAAGAGACTTTATATTTTAGACATGTAATTGCATTAATGAGCGTTTAAAATGTGTATATATTGCAAACTAAGCGGGTACATTTTTGTACCAGCACAAGAAGCGTGGTGATTTTGATATGAATCCCGGGAAATTAGATAGAAGAGTAGAGATATGGGGACAAGTTCCATATGAGAACGAACTAGGAGAAGATGATTTTACAAATGCAAAGATAAAAACGGTATGGGCTTCTATAATTCCACAAACTGGTTCTTTGATTAAGCAACAGAATGTAGGAACTTTATTGTCTAATGTAACTCACAAAATTATAATGAGATATTCTTCTGCTAAAGATTTAACTACTGCAAATTGGCTCATGTATTTTGAGAGAGATGCAGACAGGCAAATATATTTGAACGGCCAGAAGAAAAAAGTCGGACATAGGTTTGACATAAAATATATCCTTGATCCGAATTTTGGTCATGAGACAGTAGAAATATTTGTTCAAGAGGTTATTGAATAGAGGTGATTATATGGCTGAAACTGGTTT